GAAGAGCCCGGCCAAGGCCCGCAAGGCGGCTGGGCACGGCTGGAAACCGTGGAGCGGCGCGTGTATGTGGTTACCAGCACGCCGCCGGAGTAGTTTGCGTGGGTGCATGATCGGTGGCCGCTCGTAAGAGCGATCGGTTAAATCATGCTAATGCGGTGCTAAGCGTCTGGCCGTCCTGCAGCTGTCTGCTCGGGGGACTGAGCCACACGTCCAATTTTCAGCTTTCCGCCGTAATAGTCTTGATGCGCAGTCAAAAGAAGCATCCTGGTTCGTTGTGCAAGCTCCGATAGTTCAGCTCTGTCAGCATCCGTCAGCTGCTCGGATGCTAATTCTTCCTTAATTGCCTTGAAATCCCTCTTGAGCGTTGCTTTGTACTGTATAAGTTCGGCGGGAACGTTAAAGATAGCCGTCAGCTTAAGCCCGCCGGCAACTATAAATGGGCTGGCAAATGTTGAGATTAGAATAAGCGTATCTTGATATTCCTTAGGGGCGGCACCGCAGAGGGAAATCAATAACGCGCCGATACCTCCGGTTGAAAGCGGCTGGACGTAACCAGGCTTAGGCTCGGTCATGGCTTCGCTCCTGGTACTGCTTAATCTTTTGCGCGACAGATCCGTCTGTTTTTGTTTTGATTATTACAGTTGTTGTGAGTCGTCCTTGTTCGAAATATCGAATATTGATGATCTCATCTGCCATGAAGCGATTTAGCATATATCTAGTTATCGACTTGGATAATAAATATAAAAGGGGAGAGCTTGCCATGACGCCCAACATAAAGAGCTGCTGGGAAAATGGATCATTAAAGGTCATGTGGCACCCTACTTAACTATGCGCCTTGATGGGTCGGCGAAGTGTTTAGTTACTTCTATAATACTATATTCGTAGGTGGTGCGAGTGGGTCTTAAGGTTGTTTTTAATTCAATTTCCACTTCGTAAAGATCTTCTTTTTTAAAAATTGCTTGGCTGGCATTAACTTTGGCTAAAAACTTTTCATCTTTCAAAGATACGGACTTTTCCGTCTGGTTCGGAAGTATCATTTTCCAACCCTTGGACGAAGAGAAGTTAACTTGGGCGAACGACACTGTGGTCTTCCATGATTCTATGTGCTCTTCTTCTAAAGATCCTTTAGGTAGCGGTGCGAAACTAGCTGTTTCAGCTTTTGGTATTTCAAGTACTACGTCATTTTCTTCATTTATAACTTTGAATACCGAGCCTTCGACGTTCTGTAAGGGCTCCTTAATAATATTATTGAGCGCAAGTCGGGCCTTCTTGCTAACGGCTAGGTCTGCGAGTCGCCGGTCTACGATGATTTCTTCGTCGCCTACGGTGATAATTGCTTCTTCGCTTTCACCGCCTTCGATAGTTACATTCGTGATTTTCCGATTGCCCAGCTTTTGGACCAACGCAACAAGAGAACCGCCTACAATCGCTGTGGCGGCAGTGCCGAAGCCGAGGTACGTTAACGCGGTTAGAGCTTGGGGGCTGGATGTGAAGGCTATGAAGCTGATGAGTACCGAGCCCTCCTCAACAGGGGCTGTAACCTTTAGGCTAATCGATGCGTTTCCATTGCTAACCGAGTCGGATGCTTCAGTTATCAGGTCTTGCATGCCCAATATTGCATTGGCTAATTTGGTTGCGTCTATTTGGTGGTCTGCATATTCGCCTTTAGGTGCATCGTAGGAGATTTGAAATTCGACTGATTTTAACTCTGCATTCTTTGTCACGTGCTTTCCTGATTTTGTGTTGGCTTATATTTATGTAGGTAACGTTAAGCCAGCAACAGGCCGAGTAGGCTTTGCATCGAAACGTCCCTTGTTTGGAGGGGTGGCTCAGCGGTTACGAGCGCCGGCAATGATATAAAACACGTCCGCATCGCTACGGGCGGCGAGCGCCTGCAGGTAGTCGATAGGCATGGTCGAGGTGCCGTTCTCGAACCGCTTCTGCATGTAGTCGGTCACGCCTGCCAGGTGGGCCAATTCATGTACGGCCAGCCCGAGGCGCTTCCGCTCTTCGAGCAGACGGTAGCCGAAATCACGGGGGCGGTCGTCCAGGTTGATACCTGTCATCTTCATATCCTCCTTGATGTGCTTGCGTTAGAGCGCTGGCAGCCCGGGCGGCAGGGTTTCGTAGTTCCCGTTTTCGCTCCAGCTTTGAAGGTTGCCGGTGGTATCGACAACGTAGTACTCGCCAAAGTCATTCTCTGGCGTTTCCAATCGCAGTGACCCATCAGGCAGCTTTTTCGCCAGGTATTCCTCGGTGCTTTTGCCACCGCTGGCAAAGACCGAGTCGATGAAGTGCGCGCCGTCTTTCGTGTACAGCACCTTCACATGTCCAAGGGCACCATCGGTCAGCCAATGGCCCAGCATGTTCGGGTAGTCGCTCAGATCGACTGCTTGGAGCTTCTGGTAATCAGCGGCGCTGAGGCCGATCACGCGGCCTTGATAGGCAGGGGCGAACTGAGCGTTGGCCCAGTAAGCGCCGTCTTGCTGGCCTTCAACGCGGAACCCGATGAAAGTCTTCGTGGCTTTGGTTTTCGTGTCATCGCGAACGGCGGTGGCCACCTGGGCCAGCTCAGCCTCGGTCAGCCTGCGCGACAACATGGCTTCTACCTTGCGGGGCGCCCCCGGGCGATGCTCATCCCGAGTAATGGTGTAAGTGGGTAGCGCCGGGCTGGCGGCAACATCAGCAGCCGGATCTACCGCCGGCTGAATAATCCCGAGCTCCAGGGCGACGGCAACGACTACCAGCCCAGCAAACAAGCCAGCCGTACTCCCGGCCAGGTTCCGAACCAGCCAATTCCGGCCGTTGCCCTTCATCCGTTTCGCCAGCCACCACCAGATGCCCGCCCAGATAGCGATGAAGGCAAACGCAACTACTACGTCCATGATCTCTCCCCATGTTCCCTATGAAAGCCAGCCCATGGCTGGCGTGTTAGCAGCCGGAAAAGATCAGCTGTCGCTGTCCTTTCTCGTTGTGTATTTGCCCGCTGATTCAGCGAGCGCTGAGCCGAACCGGCGCAGGGCGGCACGGTCCTGGTCGGGTATCGATCGATAGTGGTTCAGCAGTTCCGACTCGTCGGCGGCAAGGCTGGCCTCGCTTGGCGAGGAGCGCTGTCCGGTGAGCACGTAGAGCACATCAACACCGGCAGCCGCAACGGCTTCCAGGTAGGCGGCGTCCGGGCTGCGCTCGCCTTTCTCGTAGTTGAACTGGGTCGTTTTGGACACCTTCGCTACCGCAGCGAAATCGCCTTGATTGAGGCCCAGCCGGGCACGCTCTTCCCTCAGCCTTTCGCCGATATTCAACAAAACGACTCCATAAACCGTTGACAGTTCAACATGCGTTGAATAACCTGCACTCGTCATCACACGAAACCACACGAATCTGAACTATGCCGAACGGATACCCCAGCGAGCAAGCACGCGCCGCTGCGCGCGAACGCCTCAGCAAGCTCGGCCTGAGCGCCAAGGAGTGGGCTGAACGCAACGAACTCAGCCCCTCCACTGTTTACGCCGTGCTGAACGGTCAGCAGAAGTGCCTGCGCGGCGAAGCCCACCGCGCCGCCGTGCTGCTGGGCATCAAGGAAGGCGTTGTCCCGGATGCGCCGGAGCAGTACGGCCGCCGCAAGACCGACATCGGCACCGTGATTCCAAAGTAATGGCAACGGCCCCAGCGAGAAACCAGAACATGAAGCGCCCGATCCTAGAAACCCGCCGCCAGATGATGAGTGCCGTGGTGTGCGCCTACCCGGGCGGCCGCGAGTGCGCTGCTGCGCGCCTGGGGCTGGACCTGAAGAAGTTCGACAACCACCTCTACGAGAGCGCCGGCAGCCGCCCGCTGAGCGACGAGCAGGTGCACCTGCTCGAGCAGCAGGCCGGTACCAGCCACTTTCCAGAATATGTCGCTGCAATGTACGGCGGCGTGTTCGTGCCGGATGCCAACCCGGTCGACCTGGACAACGTGGAGCTCTACGAGCGCTCGATTCGCACCGCCGTTCTGCGCGGCACCGTGGACCAGCTGCTGGCCGAGGCGCTGGCCGACGGCGAGATCGACGAGGCCGAGCGCAAGCTGCTGCTGGCCGCACACCGCCGCCACATGGCCGCGCGCCACGTGGAGATCAACGCGGTGATCGTGCTGCACCAGGTGAAAACGGCCCAGCAGGGCTGAACAGCAGTCGGCGCCCTGGGCGCCAGAATTCACCGGCCCAGGCCGGAGCCGCGACTGGCGGCAGGGGAGGAAGAAGTGAGCGTTGCCCATAACGGTGGTTATAAGTGTTTGTGCCCGGCCTGCGGGAGCCGCATGCGCATCCGCAACAGCGAGGCGCAAACACCGGTGTTCAAGACGATGTATGCCCAATGCACCTCTGTGGCCTGCGGGGCGACCTACACCGGCTCGCTGAGCTGGGACTTCGCCCTGAGCCCCTCCGGCCTGGACAAACCCCGCATCACGCTGCCGCTGGCCCCTTCGGTGCAGCGCATGCAGGCGCTGCGCGACAGCCGCCCGAAAACCGACCAACTCGACCTGCTTGACCATATGGAACCGGAGGTAGCACACGCATGAATACCATCACTCAGATCGGCGACGCCCAGGAGTACCGCAGCAGCATGCAGCGGGCGGCGCTGCACTTCCTGCAACGCCACCAGGGCGAGCACCTGACCGACGACGGCAAGCTGTTCGAGCGCGGCGTGCAGTACCTGGTCAATGCCATGGATGTGCCGACCTTCATGGCCGACCGCCTGGTGCACCTGGCCATGAGCGAGCTGGAGTGCCTGAAGCACCCGGTGATCGGCATCGACTACGGCACGGGGGATTCCTCCGTCGTGGGCCTGGTGCATTTTCTGACGGGCGAAACGGTATTAATCCCATGCCGCCACCTGCCGGCGCGGCTCCAGCCGCCCGCGGCGCCCCTGGCTGCAGCAGCCACTCACTGATCACCCCTTGAATTGACCCATTCCCATGCCCGCCCTTGCGCGGGTAGGGGAAAGTTGCGCCCGAACGGTGGCCATATGAACACAGACGTTTCCATTGAAATCCAGCTGAATGCCTCGCAGGCAGAGGCTTACCTGAACTGGCTGACCAGCCAGTACGAGCAGCTGATGGCGGCCTGCTGGTATGACGACAAATACCGCTACACGCCCCAGGGCCTGCGCGGCAAACGCATCCGCGAGGACCACCCGCACATCGCCGGGCTGAACCGCACCATGCGCGAGCTGGTGAAGCAATTGCGCGTTCAGGGGGTGCCGGCATGAGCATCAACACGCCTGTCTGCGATGGCATCGCCGCCGCGCCGGGGCGCTACCTGCTGCGCCGCTGGCTGGAGACTGCCAAGCATCAGCCGAACTACCGCGAACTCTGCCTCGATATCGAGCACATCAAGGGCTATCTCGACTGCCTGGATGACCTGAAGCTGATCACCGATACCGAATGGAAGGCCACGCGCGCCGAGCTCAATCAGCTGCAGGCCGAGGTGCTCGCATGATCCAGAGCGCGAGCAACCCCTACCGAATAAACGGGCTTACCGCACTGAGTTTCAGTGGCGGGCGCACCAGCGCCTACATGCTTCGGCAGGTACTCGACCACAACGACGACCTGTCTGACCTGGTTGTCCTTTTTGCCAACACCGGCAAGGAGCACGAAGCAACCCTTGAGTTTGTTCGCGAGGTTGGCGAGCGGTGGGGAGTGCGGATCGTTTGGCTCGAATATCGGGATACCGATACGGGCTTTGAGCAGGTGAGTTTCGAGACTGCGAGCCGCAACGGCGAACCGTTCGAGGCGCTGATCAACAAGCGCCGGTATCTGCCGAACCCGGTGACACGTTTCTGCACGGTCGAACTGAAGATTCGGACGATGCACCGTTACCTGAAAACTCTCGGCTGGGCTGAAGGCGACGAGGGTTGGGATCAGATGGTTGGAATCCGTGCGGATGAGCATCGGCGGGTGGCGAAGATCCGTGCCCGTGGCACGAGTACCGAGACGCCGAAGGAGTCGATGCGCTTGCCACTGGCTGACGCTGACGTAACGGTCTCGATTGTTGGGAGGTTCTGGCGGGAACAAGCATTTGATCTAAGGCTTCCCAGCGTCAACGGAAAAACCCTGTTGGGCAACTGTGATTTGTGCTTCCTCAAAGGCGCAGGGCAGGTGTTCTCGATCATCGCAACTGATCGTCCTCGCGGGGCCTGGTGGGCGCGTATGGAGGCGGAAATTCAGGCTATCCAACCACGATCCAGCAATGCGGCCCGCTTTAGGTTTGACCGCGCGAACTACCAGCAAATGCTCGACTACTCCGAGCAGCAAGGTTCCCTTTTTGAACAGCTATTAGCCGGCTCTAGCGAGCTGGACGAACCTGCTGCGTGCTTCTGCGGAGACTGATGATGAAATCCATGCCCCACGAAATCCGCACCGAGGTGCTGGCCCGCCTGGAGCGCGACTACGGGCTCAAGCGGCGCGACAGCGCCGAGTACATGCGCGGCGGCAAATGCCCCTCCTGCGACAAGAAAGAGCTGTTCAGCCGCTACGACGAACCCTGGTTCATCAAGTGCGGCCGCGAGAGCAAGTGCGGCGACCAGTGGCACGTGAAGGACCTGTATGACGACCTTTTCGACGACTGGAGCAAGCGCGCCCCGGCCACCGAGAAGGAACCCACCGCGACCGCCAAGAGCTACCTGCAGCACGCCCGCGGCTTTCACCTGGAGCTGATCGAGGGCTGGTACACCCAGGAGAACTACTGGAGCCGCGAGCTGGGCATCGGCTCGGCCACGGTGCGCTTCCCGCTCGAGGGTGGCAGCTATTGGGAACGCCTGATCGACCGGCCGCACCGCTTCGGCAAGCAGAAGGCGCGCTTCGCGCCGGGCAAGGCGATGCGTGGCTACTGGTGGTGCCCGCCGAGCTTGGACCTGCTGCAGGTCAGCGAGCTGTGGATCGTCGAGGGCATCTTCGACGCTATCAGCCTGCTGCACCACGACATCGATGCCGTATCGGCCATGAGCAGCAATGCCTTCCCGGCGGAATCGCTCAAGGCGCTGGCCAAGGCCCGCACCGAGGC